ATAAAAAACCTAGAACAATTGACATTAAGTAATATGTGGCCATACACAGACGAAGAATGGAATAATATTACTTACGGCATTAAACGTAAAGTTAGAAAATCAAAAAATATACTTTGGATGTCCGCTGTGCCATCTTTAGTATTGATTGGTGTTTTAATTTACATAATTTTATAGGAGGATATATGTTTGGAACTTTCCCTACATACAGCCAAGTAAAAGAATTTTGGAGTGGTTATATTAATAATGTTCAAAAATTCTATAAAGATTGGGCTGAAGATGTACAAAATACATTTAAAAAACAAGACTAATTAAGTCTTATTGTAGAAGGCGGAATATGCTTGACATTTTCCGCCTTTTATGTTATTATAATAATAGAATCAAATAAGTTTGATTCTTAAATTAACCAATGTTGCTAAGGCAACGTTAACAAGGAGTATATAATGAAGAAGATAAAAAATATATCTGCTAAAGTAGATAGTATAGTAGAAATTAAATCACCAGGATGGATTTATTTACTACACAAAAATAATGAACTACACATTGATAATGAGAAGTTACAAAGATTAAAAAAGAAGTGGGAAGAAGGAAAAGTTAATTCTTATCTTACGACTTTATTTAATGGTGCTTCTTTAAAAGACACAATTCAATTAGCAAAAATTTCTACAATAATAGAAAAACTTAAATCAGATTTAGAGTCTGAAACTGATTCTATTGAGATAGAATTTTTAGAAGATAACCTTAAATACTTTGAAAGTATATCTAACAAAACATATCTTGTATTAGATGGTCAACATAGAATATACGAAATTGTAGAATACTTTGATGGAAATACAGTTTTCTCACCAACACAACCTATTGAATATCAAGTAGAAGGTGAAAGTGGTAAAATTGTTATAAGAGGCAAATTCAAAGATTTAAATGAAGATGTACAATATCATTTAAAATCTATGATACCTCTTATCGTAGTAACCTATAATACAGGTGACCTTAAAGAACTTGTAAATGTTTTTATAACATCTAACAGTATGGTCGCTATGTCAGCACACGAAAAAAGAATCTTAAATTATAATCAGAATAATCGTTGGTTAGTTGAACTTTGTAATTATGATACTAACGTTAAGTCTATGTTTAAGTCTATTGGATCAGGTATGACAAGTGATTATGATTTACTTAAAAAAGGTGATACCTTATTTGTTGCAGAAATGTTATTATATATCAATGATAACTATTATGAAAACGAATCAAGTAAATTAGATCAGGCATTAGGATCTACCAAATCAAACATAAAACCTAAAGATAAAAGTAGAGTTTACGTATCTAATAAAGATAGAGAACTTACTAAAAAGATAATCAAAACTATGGCAGACGGATGTGCTATGTATGATACTGCTAAACTTAAAAAGTATGGTAAATCTACTTTCTATAATTTATTTTATACTTTATCTTATTTTATGCAAAAGGGTAATGTATGGGGTAAAACAAAAAATATAGATGGTGCATATCAAATTTCTAAACTAAAAAACTTCATAACTTGGTTTTTTGATATGGAATTCAAAAGAATAAACGCACCAGGTACCTATATGACGTATAAAACGCCTAGTGGTAAAACCAAAAGACAAATGCACGACTATTCATTTGCTAAACACAACGCAGATCAAAAACATAAATCAAAAGAGTCTATGAAAGGACAAGGTGGTTCTATCTATAACTTTTCTGATTATGCTAGATTAAGATATTTACTTGAAGATTTAAATTCTAATATTGAAAATTTATTAGAATTAGGAATAATCAGTAAATTAGGATCCAGAGATAGTGAAATGTCTAGGGATGAGTTTCTGGTTGCACACAATATCAAGTTGTCAGAATCAGATAACTTACATTTAGATGAAATCGTACCTGTTAAAAAAGGCGGCGATAGAACTATAGAAAACACAAGATTTGTGGATTCTAAAACAAATATAAACGATAGTGATAGAATCAAAAAGATTATATAATACAATCGTTTTAAATCAAAGGCGAGGCAGCATTGACTTCCTCGCCTTTTTAGTATATAATGAAACTAATATTAAATTATGAAGGAGTGAATATATTATGAATATATCTACAGACACTTTATCGGTGTTAAAAAACTTTTCAGATATTAACCAGAATATTCTAGTTAAACCTGGAAATAAAATACAAACTATTTCTACAATGAAAAATATTTTAGCAGAAGCTGAAATAACAGAAAAGTTTGATAGTGAGTTTGCAATTTATGACTTACCAGAATTTTTAAGAGCAGTTGAGTTATTTGAAAAACCTGCTTTAAAATTTAATGGTGGTTCAAATGTTACAATTGCAGATGACAATTCTAAACAAGCAATTAAATATTTCTTTGCTGATAAGTCAGTTATTGTTGCACCAACAAAAGCAATCAATATGCCAGATCAGTATGTATCATTTACATTAAAGAAAGATCATTTTGCTAAAGTACAAAGAGCAATCACTACATTAAACTTACCAGATGTTGCTGTTACAGGTGATGGTAAATCTATTAAGTTAACTGCTACTGATAAGAAAAATAAATCATCAAATGATTATTCTATTAATATCGGTGAAACTGATAAGAAGTTTAAAGCTTATTTCAAAGCAGAAAACTTAAAAATAATTAGTGATGATTACAATGTTGAAATATCTCAACAAAAGATTTCTCATTTTGTAAACAGAAATAAACCAGTACAATATTGGATCGCATTAGAACCTGATTCGGAGTTTTAGTATGTCTGAGGTACATAAACTGGAAGACGGTACTGAATACAAATCAGACGACTATATCAAAGTAGAAACCAGAGAGTATCATCAAACTACACATTATCTTAATAGACAGATTGCTGTTGAAGATATAATTAATGAGTTTGGTGATCTACCTACCTTTGAAAAAGGTTTATACTTTGATTGGTCTACCTATCAAAATGCTAGTGATGAAGATAAAGAACTAGCAGATAAAGTCCAAACATTTGTTGACGAACACGATTATGACCGTGAAGAAGATTGTTGGACAATGAACAAGGGTGGTTATGATGTTGATACTGAAATTGTAAAAGAGTTTACAATGGAATCACCTAAATAATAAATGAAATGAGGATTATATTATGGCAGACTTTTTATGGGTGGAACAATACCGTCCTAAAACGATTGAAGAATGTATCTTACCTGAAGATACAAAAAAGACATTTACAGAATTTCTAAAGAAAAAAGAAATTCCTAATATGTTGTTATCAGGTAGTGCTGGTACAGGTAAAACTACCGTTGCACGTGCCTTGTGTGAACAATTAGGTGTTGATTATATCATCATCAATGGTTCAGATGAAGGTAGACACATTGATACGTTAAGAAACAAAATCAAAAACTTTGCTTCAACTGTATCGTTCAATACAGAATCAAAACATAAAGTAGTAATTATAGACGAGGCAGACTATATGAATGCTGAGTCTGTTCAACCTGCTTTACGTAACTTCATAGAAACATTTTACGAAAACTGTAGATTCATTATGACTTGTAACTATCCTTACAAGTTTATTGAACCATTACGTAGTAGAATGACACAGATTGACTTTAAGATAGTCAATGGTCAAAAGGTAAAGACAGCAAATGCTTTACTTACTAGACTAGGTAAAATACTTGATGAACAGAAAATACCTTATGATAAGAAGGTCTTGGCAGAGTTAATTCAAAGATATTATCCAGACTTTAGAAAAACCATCAATGAACTACAAAGATATTCAGTTAATGGTAAGATAGATAGTGGTATTTTTTACAATCAAAAAGAGGCAGATTTAAAGACACTTTACAAATCATTAAAAGGTAAAGAGTTTGATAATATGCGAAAATGGGTTGTAAACAATTCAAGTGTACAACCAGCAGACTTGTTTAAGACTATCTACTCATCATTAAAAGAGTATCTTCAACCAACATCTATACCACAGGCAATACTTTTATTGGCAGGATATCAATATAAATCGGCATTTGTCGCTGACCAAGAGATAAATATGGTTGCCTGTTTAACAGAAATAATGGCAACTTGTAAGTTTAAGTAAGAGGATAGAATGGCGAGAAGAACATTTTTTAGAACTTTAATAGTGAAGTTGAGAATGTGGTATGCAGATATAAGAGGACATCACGGTAAACGTTGGGATTACGAACCAGGTGATTACTATATGGGCAACCACAAAGGTCACAGAAAACACGAAAAAAGATAATAACAAAACTTTTATATTATGTATGAATTGAAAGAATATTTAAAAGCAATCAATGAGTCTAAACAAGACTTGATGAATACTGGTGATGAGGCGTGGGCAAAGAAATATCCTGCGTATATAATTAATCGTTGTTTGTCTATGTTTTGGGACACACTTCCACAAGCAAATGAAATGAATGGTTATCACTTTCTATCGAATCAAGTACAGTTTCAATTTTTAATAAATAGTGTAAGAAAGAAAAAACGATTTGGCGGCAGATGGTTAAAGCAGTCCAAGTTGAAAGATTTAGAGTATGTAAAAGAGTATTTTGATTACAGCAATGAGAAAGCTAGAGAGGCTCTTAACATATTAACAAAAGAACAAATTGAAGTTATTAAAGAAACCTTGAATAAAGGTGGGAGAAAAAAATGAGTGAAGAATTACAATGGACGCCTGATAGTATGTTAGAGGTCACAATCAAACAACCAGACGATTTCCTAAAGGTTAGAGAAACTTTGACACGAATAGGTGTTGCAAGTCGTAAAGATAAAACACTATTTCAATCGTGTCATATATTACACAAACAAGGTAAATACTATATCGTACACTTTAAAGAACTTTTTGCTTTAGACGGCAAGAAGGCAACTTTAGTTGAAAATGATATACAAAGAAGAAATACAATCGCTATTTTATTACAAGACTGGAACTTAATTGATATAGTTAGAAAAGAAGACGCAGAAAACAAAGCGCCTTTAAGTCAGATTAAAGTTTTACCATTCAAAGAAAAAAAAGAATGGAACTTATCTGCTAAATATAACATAGGAAAAAAAGTAGTAAACGAAGATAGCGAAAATGCAAATACCGAAGTTTAAAGAATTTTTTGTAGAACAAGATATAGAACGTAAAGATAAACCTATTACGGTCGCAATCATCACAAAAGCAAATCCTAACGTTAAAAAACAAAAGACAGGTGCACCTGCTAAAAAAGAAGGTACGGTACGTCTTATAGAAAAAGCGTGTGAGAAAAAAGGATTTAAATGTATTGTTATCAATACTAAAAATGCTATTATTACAGGTAAAGACGAAGAAAAAAATACATTAACTGTTTACAACTATGATGGTAGAGATAGTGAACATACCTTTGTAGGTAAAGATACAGTTTGTATAACACGTGCTGGTTCAATAGAAGATGAGGCAGGTCTTTCTTTATTATCTGCTTTTCAAAATTCATCAGCATTTATGTTGAACACACGATCAGCAATGTTAACGTGTGATAATAAACTTACATCAGCATTACTATTTGAAAAGTTTGGTATACCTACACCACGTACTGCGTTTGTTTCTAATGAAAAAAATATAGATGACGCTGTTAAACTAATTGGTAATAAATTTCCTATTATACTTAAAACACTTACAGGTACACAAGGTATTGGTGTAATTAAAGTTGAAAGTTACGAAGGTTTAGTATCTACAATTCAATCATTATGGAAGCACGATGCTGAACTTTTAATACAAGAATATATGCCTACAGCATTTGATGTAAGAACGTTTGTAGTAGATAATAAAATTTTTGCAAGTACAAAAAGAATACACTCTAGTTATGATTTCAGATCAAATACACATAGAGGTGCAGAAGCAAAACCTTATATATTGAGTGAAGAAGAAAAAGATTTAGTATTAAAAACTGCTAGAGCTTCAAAAGCATATATGGTAGGTGTTGACCATATTGTATATAAAGGTAAACCTTATGTATTAGAAATTAATGGTAGTCCTGGTTCTGGTGCAGATTACGAAGGTTATCAGTATAAAGATTATTATGCTGAGGCAGAACCTGCTGGTAGAATAGACGGCGAAAAAATGATGTACAATGTAATTGATTGGGTATCAAAAAGAAGTCATTGGGATAGACAGGCAAATTCTGAATGTGGTTGGTTAGAAACAGTTGACTTGAATGATATAGGCAAAGTAAGAGCAAAATTTGATACAGGAAATGGATCACAGGCTTGTGCTTTACACGCTGATAAAATTATAGAAGATGGTAAAGTAGTTAAATGGAAATATGATGGAAAAACTTATTCTAAACCAAGACACGGTACAAGTAAAGTTTATAGAGCAAATGCTGATGGTGAAGAACCATCAGAAACAAGACCTACAGTTTTAATGGATTTAACTTTTAATGGATTTACATATAAAGATATTGAGTTTGGTTTAGATCAAAGACCGAGATCAGGTTCAGACATATTGGTTAATAGAGAGTTAATGCGACAGATGAATGTTGCTGTTAATCCTAATAGAACGTTTGTGTTAAGTAAACGATTAAAACCAATAGAAAAAAAAGGCAAAGAAGATAAAGTCGGTTTTGAGAAGAAATAACATTGACATTTAAGTCAAGTTATGTTATATTAGATAATAAG